TAGAAGCTTTACAAAAGGAGATGAGTTATGCAGGACGCTACCGTCCAATCGATCCCACAGACGAGCCAAGTACCAGTGGCCGTAGCACCAAGCAGCTACGTGACACAGGCTCCGTCCAGCCAGCCGGTCAGCTATCAGGCGGCACCGCAGGCATATCAGGTGGGTATGAACTACCCCCAAGCAATTCCGCAGGCGGCCCCCAGCTACCAATCAGCCCCTACTCAGTACGCCCCCCAATCCCAACCGGAAGCACCCCAGGGGAATCCATGGGAATCGGCGTTCAACAAGGTAGTGAACCTGCTGAGCGTACCAGTCCAATCCCCGTTCCAGGGTCAACCCTCCGCGCCGACCCCTCAGTACGCACCGGCGAACTACGGTCAGACGTACGGCCAAGCTACGCAACAATCGGTTCAGCCGACCTCGTATCTCAGCCAGGAATCCTCGCCCAACTCTTCCCCAACTTCGTCGAATCCCTCCTGGGACCAGATCGCGGATTACGTGGGGATGGGGCCGGAAAGCCGTCAGGTGATCGAGGCGTTCGGAATCGAAGCACCGGGAATTCTGAACAACTACGCTCTAAACCTGGAGCAAATGCTGGACAGCGCCGTCGCGTGGGGAAGCCGGGCCGCTGATACGATCAAAGGTTACGCCGAATTTGGTGTTAATGAGCACCAGGAGAACCTGGCCTACAACGAAATCCTGACC